GAATGAAATCACCGATGAGTCAAAGCAGAACGATGCTGACGAGTGGTTTGATCGTAATCATCCTGCCGATGATCTTGATGAGAGCGAGGACGTCTCGGAGGATGAGGAGGATGAGGCCGACGAGGTCACCGAGAGCGAGGACGACTTCGCTGATCTCGAGGAGTCCTGGACTCTCGAGACGGTCAAGGACCCCAACCTCAACGGTGGCAAGGAGATTGGTGCTGACGGCGCCAAGGTCAACGTCAACGACAAGAGCCCACTTCCCTCGCACAAGGCCGAGGATCGTGTTGGCGGCGCGGCCGTTGAGATCAAGAGCTCGCACCACGAGGGTCACGAGCGTGAGCCCGCCCCCGAGGTCAAGGGAAAGCCACTCCTGAAGAATCAGGTCAAGAAGAGCACCGACGGTCGCACCAAGGTCAGCAAGGAGGGCGACAAGTCCGCCATGCTGAACAGCAAGGCCGGTTTTGGAAGCGATTCGCCCAAGAGCCCCATTGGTCAGGCAACTGATCTCCGCGGCAACGACTTCAAGAGGAAGTAAGCGTCATGGCACTGGTTCTCACTGAAAAGATGAACTTCGACGAGGCCAAGTGCGTCGTCGAGGAGGGCGCGGCTACCACGGATGGAAGGGTCAAGGACCTGTTCATGCGGGGTATCTTCGTCCAGGGCGGTCAGAAGAACCACAATCAGCGGGTCTACCCGGTCAACGAGATTCGTTCGGCCGTGGACAGCATCAACGAGACTCTCCGCAGGGGAGAGAGCGTTCTTGGTGAGGCCGATCACCCCGAGGAGCTGAACATCAACATCGACCGTGTCAGTCACATGATCACCGAGATGTACATGGACGGCCCCAACGGAATGGGCAAGCTCAAGATCCTCCCAACCCCCATGGGCAACATCGTCCGCACGCTCCTGGAGAACCAGGTAAAGCTGGGCGTGAGCTCTCGTGGATCGGGCAACGTCGGTGAGAACGGTGAGGTCTCGGACTTCGAGATCGTCACCGTTGACATCGTGGCCCGACCCTCCGCTCCCGAGGCCTACCCCAAGGCCGTCTACGAGGCCCTGAACAACAGGCGCCGTGGAGCGGTGATCGAAGACCTGGCACAAGCCGTGAAGCATGATCCCAAGGCGCAAGGGCACCTCGCGAAGGAGCTCTTGAACTGGATCCACAACCTCAAAGCCTAAAGGAGTGGTTCACATGAACAATGGACTAAATGGGCTTCTTGAGTCGGGTCTCCTCAACGAGGACACGAAGACCGCGCTCGAGGAAGCCTGGAATGCGAAGCTGGACGAGGTACGTTCGTCCATGCGCGAGGAAGTAACTGAGGAGGTCCGTGCCGAGATCGTCGAGCGTTTCAACGCCGACAAGGCCAACCTCGTCGAGGCCATGGACAACATGATGACGGACGTGGTCCGCCAGCATGCTCAGGAGTCGGTCAAGGCCACCAAGGCCCTGAACGAGGAGCGCGCCAAGCTCACTCGTGAGATCAAGGAGGCCCGCACTTCCTACAGGAACAGGACCGCCGAGCATCAGAAGATGCTGGAGCAGTTCGTCATGAAGCAGCTGGCCGAGGAGCTCAAGGAGATCTCCGAGGACCATCGCGCCATGCAGGAGCAGCGTGTTCAGCTGGCCAAGGAGATCTCGGAGGCCAAGGCCAACTACGACTCCAAGCTCAGCGAGCACACCGACAAGCTTCAGACGTTCGTCATGGGCAAGCTCAGTGAGGAGATTGGTTCGCTGAAGACTCAGCAGACCAGCCTCTCGGAGCAGCGCGCTCAGGACGCCAAGAAGCTTCAGGAGCATCGCATTGCGATGAACGAGCAGACCGCCAACCGCATCAACAAGCTCGAGGGCTTCGTCCTTGAGCAGCTGAACAAGGAGGTGGGCGAGCTCATGGAGGATCGCAACGCGCTCGTGGAGGCCAAGGTTCGCCTGGTCAGCGAGAGCAAGGCCAAGCTGGACGAGACCAAGCGTGCGTTCATCGCCCGCGCCAGCAAGCTGGTTGAGAACACCATCGAGACCCGCATCCGCGCCGAGCTGACTCAGCTCAAGGAGGACATCAAGGAGGCCAGGAACAACCTGTTTGGCCGCCGACTGTTCGAGGCGTTCCAGGCGGAGTTCATGACCAGCTATCTAAGCGAGGGTTCCGAGGTTCGTAAGCTGCAGGCGCAGCTCAACGAGAGCAAGACCCAGCTTGATGCTGCCAACGAAATTCTGAACGAGAAGAACGACCAGATCCAGGCTGGCGCACGTCGCGTCAAGCTGGCCGAGGACCGTGCTGCTCGAGCTCAGATGAAGAACGAGCTGCTCGCTCCTCTAAGCAAGGAGAAGAGGGCCGTGATGGAGAGCCTACTGGATCCGGTCAAGACTGACCGTATGAAGGAAGCATTCCAGAAGTACCTTCCAACTGTCCTCGGTGAGGGCATGAGGAAAGCAAACGAGGGTCGTCGCGCGCTGAATGAGGCCGCCGAACCTAAGAAGACGGTGGCCATGACCGGCAACCGCGTCAACCCACTTGCCGAATCTGCCCGCGCGGAGGAGTCTCAGAATCTGCAGTCCACGGACGAGATCACTGAGCTACGCCGACTGGCTGGAATTTGAAAGAAGGAGTATCCAACCAATGACTAAGCTGTTTGAAAGCAATTGGAAGGCCACCAAGGAAGCTCTCTGCGAGGGCCGTGACCTAATGGTCAACATGGATGGCACGCCCAACCCCAACAAGAAGAAGGTCATGGAGACCGTCCTCGAGAACACTCGTCAGGACCTGGCTCGCCGTAACCCTCTGATGGAGACGGCCTCGGCTGGCGCTACCGCGTCGGGCAACGTCGCGACCATGAACAAGGTCATCCTGCCCGTTCTCCGTCGCGTGATGCCCACGGTCATCGCCAACGAGATCATCGGTGTTCAGCCCATGACCGGTCCCGTGGCTCAGATCCACACCCTGCGTGTTCGCTACGCCGACAACGCCGCTGGCGTCCAGGCTGGTTCGGAGGCGCTCTCGCCCTTCGACATCGCGAAGGCCTACTCGGGTAACGGAAACCTGAACGGCAACATGCCCCGCGCCGCCAGCACTGCTGCTCTCGAGGGTCGCCCCGGCAACCGTCTGAGCATCCAGATCCTGAAGGAGACCGTTGAGGCGAAGACCCGCAGGCTGAGCGCCCGCTGGACCTTCGAGGCTCAGCAGGACGCCCAGGCCCAGCAGGGTCTGGACATCGAGGCCGAGATCATGGCCGCTCTGGCCCAGGAGATCACGGCTGAGATTGACCAGGAGATCCTGAACTCGCTGCGTATGCTCCCCGGAGCTGCCACGGCGATCTACGACCAGGGCAACGTCTCGGGCACGGCCACCTTCGTTGGTGACGAGCACGCGGCTCTCTCGGTGCTGATCAACCGTCAGGCCAACCTCATCGCGCAGCGCACTCGTCGCGGTGCCGCCAACTGGATCGTCGTCAGCCCCACGGCTCTCACCATCCTGCAGTCGGCTACCACTTCGGCGTTCGCTCGCACCACCGAGGGTGTCTTCGAGGCTCCCACCAACACCAAGTACGTTGGTACCCTGAACAACTCGCTCCGCGTCTACGTGGACCAGTACGCTCAGGACGACACCCCCGTGCTCGTTGGCTACAAGGGCCAGGGCGAGATTGACGCTGCGGCGTACTACTGCCCCTACGTGCCCCTGACCTCGTCGGGTGTGGTCATCGACCCCAACACCTTCGAGCCCGTGGTTTCGTTCATGACCCGTTACGGCTACCTGGAGCTGACCAACAGCGCCTCGTCGCTCGGCAACGCCGCGGACTACCTGGGCCTGGTTGGCATCAACACCAACAACCTCAAGTTCTTGTAATTCGAGGTAGGGCTTTTAGCCTAACGATCTACTAGACTCTTGTAGTCCAGTAGAGAGGACTTGCAGGGCAAGCCCGGGGAGAAATCCCCGGGCTTCGCCTTGTCTGGAAGCTTTTTCCATCAGGCATAAATAGAGACGAGAGAACCGCAAGTCCTCTTAAACTGGATAAACTACAGGGGTCATTTCCATGACTAACAGACCAGACGAAGATCGACGTTGTTCGGGACATAAGCACTCTCCGGCCACCAAGAAGAAAATCGGCGACAGCCGACGTGGCCAAAAGATGCCCAGTGAGTTTGTTGAAGCTCACCGGATCCGTATGACTAACAATCCTCCAAAGCCTATGTTGGGAAAGCGACACTCTGAAGAATCCATTCAGAAAATGCGCGAAGCTCGTCGAAATCGTGTGGTAGATCCTGTAAAGGAAGCCAAGCGAATTGAGGCGTTGAAAGCTGCCGTGACTGGCAAGCCTAAGTCTCCCGAACACCGAGAGAAGATCCGCGCAGGTGTACTCAACTATATTGGGCAAGGAGGTCACAAAATGACGACCATGCAGAACACCAAAGGCGAGCGTCAGATCGCCAAGAAGCTTGATGAGCTTGGAATCACCTTTCAGCGGCAGTATCTGCTGAAGGGCAGGCTACATGACTTCTACCTTCCTGACTTCAATCTCATCATCGAGTTTGATGGGGCACATCACTGGGATCATTCGTGGTTCACACCGCAGCACCTCAAGGAGGAGGCACTCTATGAGCAAGGTGTGAAGGACAAGATCCGTAACGAGTCAGCTGAAAATCTTGGTTATCGGATAATCGTGGTTCGAGGTAAACATGAGCCTGGGGACAGTTTTCATGGGACCTTTGAGGCCCAGATGATGAAGGGCTGGTGCGGAGATATCTTCTCCGAGGATCATGACTTTGGGTCCAGTTTTGATGTGGATCAAGAGGTGATCAGTTACCTCAGAGACAAGTCTCACGATTGGAGACAACTCTTTGATGAGAAGAAAGCCAGATTGGCTTCAGAGTAAAGCCCCCACTGGTTGGGAATCAAGGTAAAGAAAGAGCCGGGCATCACTGCCCGGCTCTTTTCCGTGTCAGAAGCTCCTCAGAGGAACTCGCTGACCTTGTCCTGCGGGATCCGCAGCCGGCTGGCCACCTGAGAATCCGTTAGACCCGTGGCCCGAAGGTCCCGGATCTTCACGCCCAGGGAGGCCCGCTCCATCTCCTCACGGCCGACCTTGCCGTAGCGCTCACGCGCCTCGATGTTCTCGGGCGGCTCCGGTGGGGTCTGCAGGTACCAGATCGCCGGAATGGCCACCAGGACCAGGATGCCGATGATGGTACCCATCAGAAGCTCATGTTGACCTTGAGG